GAAAAACATTTTATGATGATGGTGTTGATGAAGTAATCTCAACTAGAAGACTTTGTCATATCGTACAAACATTCTCAATCTTCAATAAAAGAGATAAAGCAATTGACTTATGTATTTCAAGGTTTGACTCTGATACAAAAGAAGCATTTCTTGATTTATACAGTAAAGTAGATGCTGATGAAATTCAACCTAGACCTGATGAAGACTATGAGGACAAATACGATGTCTAATCTAGATTACAAATTTGACGAAGGAGCTCTTATTAAAGAGCTTCAGTCGTATATAGACAAAACTTATGACGGTCACTATTCAAAAAATCAGTTTCAATCAACTGAATTTATTATTGATTGTGGACATGGCATGGGATTTGCTTTAGGAAACGTACTTAAGTACGCTCAAAGGTATGGTAAAAAAGACGGTCATAACAGAGCAGACCTTCTTAAAATTTTACACTATACTATAATAGCTCTGAACTGTCATGATAGAAATGAAAATAATCGTTTACAAAATGACTAAAGTATGTTATAATATATTATTATGGAGAAAATATGAACTTATCAAATGACACCTTGAATGTGTTAAAAAACTTTGCAACAATTAATCCAAACCTTGTTTTTAAGCCAGGTCAAAAGCTTAAGACTATATCAGAGTCTAAAACTATTTTGGCATCAGCTGAAATTGTAGAAGACTTTCCACAAGAATTTGGAGTATATGACTTAAACGAATTTTTATCAGTACTAAGCTTAATCGATAATCCAACATTGGAGTTTGAAGATAAAGCAGTATTGGTACATGGTGGTGGACAAAAGATTAGATATTTCTTTTCTGAAAGCGATATCCTTACAACACCTCAAAAAGATATTCAGATGCCAGAACCAGAGCTAGGAGTTAATATTGAAGAAGATAAACTAAATCAGATTCGTAAAGCTGCAGCAGTTCTTGGTCATACTGAACTAGCAATCGCAGGTAATAATGGAGTTATAACAGCTTCTGTACTTGATACAAGAGACTCAACTTCTAACTTATTTGAGATTGAACTAGATAAAGATAATTCATGTAAAAATGAATTTAACTTCGTGGTAAGTATTCCTAACCTGAAATTATTACCAGGCGATTACTTTGTCAGCATAAGCTCAAAGCTAATTTCAAACTGGACTAATAGTAATTATCCGGTGGATTATTTTATCGCTCTTGAGAAAAACTCAAGCTACGATGTATAAATATATTGTAGGAATGAAAGATGCCGCATGGGGCGGGTCTTTTAATTTTCGTAATATGCATAGGAGAAAATTATGTCAGAAGATGTGAATACAAACGTTGAAGCTCCAGTAGAAGAAGGCGTCCAACTAAGTTTGCAAGATATTGCAACAATGGTACAAATTATTGATTTGTGCTCAAAGAGAGGTGGGTTCGAAGGACCTGAGCTCGAAACAGTTGGCGCTCTTAGAAACAGAGTTGTAGCGTTTTTAAATGAAGCTTCAAAAGGACAGGAAACGCCAGAAGGTGAAGTACCTGTAGTTGAAGAAGCTAGTGACGATTCAACAGCAGAATCGTAAACAAGTTGAGGGGTGCAACTCCCCTCATAATTTAATTATGGAGAATGTGAATGCAAGAATTTTTATGGGTTGAAAAATACCGTCCAAAAAAGGTCGAACAATGTATACTACCAAACGACCTCAAAAAAATATTTAAAACAGTTTTAGACAAAGGTGAACTTCAAAATATGATGTTCACTGGTACTGCTGGTACTGGTAAGACCACAGTAGCCAGAGCTTTGTGTAATGAACTTGACTTAGATTATATCATTATTAATGGTAGTGAAGAGTCAGGTATCGATACATTAAGAAATAAAATCAAACAATTCGCTTCGTCAGTTTCCTTATCAGGCGGCTACAAAGTTGTCATCCTTGACGAAGCGGATTATCTCAATCCACAGTCAACGCAACCAGCTTTGCGTGGCTTTATCGAAGAGTTTTCAGCAAATTGTAGATTTATTCTTACATGTAATTTTAAGAATCGTATAATAGAACCATTACATTCAAGATGTAGTGTAATCGAATTTTCGATTCCTAGGAAAGAAAGAGATGCGTTAGCCGGTCAGTTTATGCAAATGGTACAACAAATATTGTCTGTTGAAAGTATAAACTCTGACCCAGAAGTATTAGCTGAACTTATCATTAAATACTTTCCTGATTTTAGAAGAACACTTAACGAATTACAAAGGTATTCAAACTTTGGTAAAATCGATAGTGGTATTTTAGTTAATGCAACTGATGTCAGCCTTGATAGTCTTATGAACCATTTAAAAATAAAGGACTTTCGTAAGATGAGGCAATGGGTTGCTGATAATATAGATGTTGAACCAGCATCTATGTTTCGTAAAATATATGATAGTATGAATGACTATGTGGAGCCAGCATCAATACCTCAATTGGTACTTATACTGGCAGATTATCAATATAAAAACAGTTTTGTAGCTGACCATGAACTTAATATGGTTGCTTGCATGACTGAAGTTATGGCAGGAGTAAAATTTAAATGAAAAAGTACACACACAATATAGTAGGCGGTAATCTCAATACTGTAGAAACTAATCAAATAACATTATTAGAATCTAATGTAAGAGAATTACAAGAGCAACTCACAGAAGCAAATAAAAGAATTATGCAATTAAACTTAGAATTGGACTTTTATAAAAAGGTACATACTGGTCAAGATGAATCCATTTGATTATTTAAAAGCAATCAATGAAACAAAGAAAGATATTATGGTCGATGATATCGCTGAAAGAGAATATAATCCTTTCATCATAAATCGTGGCTTATCTTTCTTTAAGGATACAATCTTGTATGCAAATGAAATGAACCGTTATCATCACCTAGATAATCGCGTTCAGTTTGATTTTTTTATAAATATAATTAGGAAGAAAAAAAGATGGTCTAAATGGATAAAAGCCAGTGATATAGACAATCTTGAACTCATCAAAGAATATTATGGGTATAGTAATGAAAAGGCTAAATCTGCATTATCATTAATGAGTAATGAACAAGTTGAACAACTGAAACAAAGGATTTATAAAGGTGGAAAACGATAATATACAAATCACAGATTGGACTCCAAGTAGCATGTTGGAAGTCACACTCAATGAACCTGACGATTTTCTCAAAATTAGAGAAACGTTAACTAGAATTGGTGTAGCGTCTAGAAAAGACCAGAAGCTCTTTCAATCATGCCATATCTTGCATAAGCAAGGTAGATACTTTATAGTTCATTTTAAAGAACTATTTTTACTAGATGGTAAGCCGTCTAGTCTATTGGAAAATGACGTACAACGTCGTAATACAATCGCAACATTACTCGCTGATTGGGGACTAGTAAGTTTAGTCAATCCCGAAACAGCTAAGGATTTAGCGCCATTGAGACAGATTAAGGTGATTCCTTTTAAGGAAAAGACTCAATGGGAACTATGCCCTAAATATAATATAGGGAATAGCAATAATGGAGAAAATAAGAACAACACTTGATTTCATACATAAGTTCATGAAACAAGGTAGAATACAATATGTATTAAAGTACTCTGGAATAAGAGGAAAAAGAACTTAAAAGTTTTATTTAAACTGGTAATTAAACTAGTATAAATATAATCGAGGAATGCGGTATTGGACCGGTTCCCACAACCTTGCTATTAAATAGGAGGAAATAAAATGGTAAGAAATAACTTGAACGTGCCACGTTCACTATTCGTTGGATTTGATACTTTATTTGAAGACCTGGAAAGGATTCATCAAAGTGCTAGGTCCGGAACTGATAACTATCCACCACACAACATCGTAAAAATCGATGAAGAAAAATTCTTAATCGAGTTAGCTGTTGCAGGATTTAAACAAGATGATATCGATGTCGAAGTCAAAGATGGCATCTTAAAAATCTCTGGTGAAATGGGTAAAGATGAACGTGATTTTGCATTTAAAGGTATATCGTCCCGCAAATTCGAGAAAAGCTTTCGACTCTCAGAATTTGTAGTTATTGACGGTGCTGATTTGACGGATGGAATACTAGTAGTGTATGCTAGAGTAGAACTTCCCGAAGAGAAGCGTCCTAGGAAGATTACATTAGGGTCTGCTGGGGCATCAAAGAAAAAAGAATACCTGAAAGGGTAATCCGGTAGCAGCGAAAACTCAGTAGATATTAAACTATTTACTGGAGAAACAACATGAAACATATTTATGATAAATATGATGACGTTGCCGAGACCTTAAAAACAATTGTCATAAGTATTATCGTTACAGCAGCAATCTTAGGATTTGCACCAATGATAATGGTATTACAAGCGCAAAGCTTTTAAGGAATTGAAAAACAGAAATCATGCGGGGGAGGAAAACTCCCCCAACCTTTTTGAAAAAAATCGTTTACAAAACAACAAAACTATGATATAATATACATTATGATGCAATTCTATACTAACGTTTCCCGATATGGTAATATGATACTCTTACGAGGATATGACCATGGAAGACGTATCGAAAAGAAAGTCAAATACGAACCAATCCTTTTTACAACAACCAATACTCCGACTGAGTGGAAAGCTCTTGACGGTACTCCGGTTGGTATTGCTAATGCTGGTAAAAGATTCGATTCCATGAGGTCAGCCAACGAATACGTGACAGCAAATAAAGCTGTTGGTGGTAAAAAGATTTATGGCAATACAAAATACATCCCAGCATTTATCAACGATTACTATCCTGGCAATATTGAATTTGATAGAAACAAAATCAACGTAACGACAATCGATATTGAGGTTGCCTCGGATGACGGCTTTCCAGAACCACAAAAAGCTGACCATAAGATTATATCTATTTGTATGAAAAACAATATAGGTAATACTTACTATGTGTGGGGCTTAGGCGAATACGATTCAGACAAATCTTATATGAAAGACAATATGGTTGTATATCGTAAGTTTGACCGTGAAGATGATTTGCTTATTAATTTTATTACTCATTGGTCTTCCCAGCAATATTCGCCCGATGTAGTCACTGGTTGGAATACAAGGTTCTTTGATATTCCATATCTTGTAAATAGAATTAATCGTATGCTTGGCGAAGCTTATGTCAAAAGACTTAGCCCATGGGGAATGATTGATAGACAAGAGATAACAAAGATGGGAAGAACTCAAACTGCTTATGAGTTAAAAGGTATATCACAACTTGATTACTTAGACTTATTTAAAAAGTTTGGCTATTCGTATGGTCCACAAGAATCGTATAAACTTGACCATATTGCTCATGTAGTCCTAGGCGAAAACAAACTTGACTATGATGAATATTCTAATTTACATACTCTTTACAAATATAACCACCAAAAGTTTATTGACTATAATATTAAAGATGTTGAGTTAGTTGATAGAATCGAAGATAAGCTTGGCCTAATTACTCTTTGTATGACAATGGCTTATAAAGGTGGCGTAAATTATAACGATACTTTTGGTACAACTTTGATATGGGATACGATTATCTATCGTAGACTATTTGCTAATAATATAGTTGTTCCATTTATTGAAGACAAAACTAAAACAATGTATCCTGGTGGCTTTGTAAAAGAACCACAAGTCGGTATACATGACAATGTCGTATCGTTTGACTTAAACTCTCTATATCCATCAATTATTATGCAATATAATATGTCGCCAGAAACTATTGCAAATGGAGAGATTACTTCTTTCGATATAGAAAATGTACTTACTAAATCTGAAAGACCAAACAATAATGGCAAAGCTCTTGCAGCAAATGGTCAATATTTTAATATTGATAAGCCAGGTATTATTCCATTTATCATCGATGAGATGTATAAAGAGCGTGTTGGAATAAAACAAGAAATGATTAACGCTCAAAAAGAAAAAGAAAAGGTAGATAAAAATGACAAACAAGAAATATACAGAATCGAACGAGATATCGCCATTGCAGAAAACAGGCAGATGTCTATTAAAATTCTTCTTAATTCTTTATATGGTGCACTTGGCAATCGTTACTTTCGATTTTTTGACCAACGAGTCGCTGAGGCCATTACCCTCACCGGACAACTTACAATACGATGGGCCGAATATGCACTTAACTCCTACCTCAATAGAGTGCTATCGCCTGACTCATGGAAAGATTATGTTATCGCAATCGATACAGACTCGTTGTATGTATGCCTAGATGATTTTGTAAAAAAGTTTAATCCTAAAAATACAATTGATTTCTTAGACAATGTTTGTACTGAAGCTCTTGAACCAGAGCTAGAAAAATCATATGCAGAATTATATGGAATGCTTGGTGGTATAGATAATCGTATGGTTATGAAACGTGAAGCAATTGCTGACCGTGCGCTTTGGACAGCCAAGAAAAGATATATCATGAATGTACATGATAACGAAGGCGTAAGATATAAACAACCAAAGCTTAAAATTATGGGTATTGAAGCTATAAAATCTTCTACACCTGAGCCATGTCGTAAAGCGTTAAAAGAGATATTTAAAGTTATAATGAAAGAAGATGAAAGGTCAGTACAAGAATCGATTGAACAGTTCAAACAACACTTCAAAACTCTTGACCCAGACCAAATTGCATTTCCACGTGGCGTAACTCAAGTTAAGAAGTTCCAAGATAGAAATACACTTTATAAAAAAGGTACTCCTATTCATGTTCGTGGCGCAATCCTTTACAACAAGCTAATAGGAGACATGGCGCTCAATAAAAAATACGAACTCATAAACAATGGCGAAAAGATTAAGTTCTTATATCTTCGTCAACCAAATTCAATTCATGAAAATGTAATTGCTTTCCCATCTTATCTACCAGAAGAGTTTGGCTTAAGAAAATACATTGACCATGAGCTACAGTTTCAAAAAACATTCCTTGACCCGATTGAGCCGGTCCTGGAAGCTGTTGGCTGGTCTTCAAAAGAAGTTGCTAGCCTGGAGGATTTTTTTGGATAAACAGTTTACATTTACTAAAAAATGTGTTATAATATACTACTATGGAGAAAATAATGAAATTAGTTAGATTATCCTCGGGAGAGGAAATTATCGGCAAAGTAAGAGAAAGCGAAAATTCAGTTGTTATTGAAGATGGCTATTCGCTTATTCCAGCTGGAGAAGGCAAAATAGGTTTCATGCCGTTTATGGCTTATACAAAAGCAAAGGAAGGTATCTTAATTGATAGAAGATTTGTTGTATTTGTTGTTGAACCGCTTGAAGAACTTGTTGACCAAATAAGACAAATGGAAACTGGACTTACAGTACCATCAGGAAAAATCGTAACATGAGCAAGAACTGGGTAAAAGATATTCAAGATATGCAATACAAATATGGTGTGCATAAGTGGATACATGATAATAAAGATAATACAGATAATTTAAGACGCTACTTAGAATTTAGAATTGATTTTTTAAGAGAAGAGTTAGATGAAACAGATGCTGCTCTTGTAAGTATGGATGCTGAAGAAATAGTTGATGGTCTTATTGATTTATGTGTAGTAGCAATTGGAACACTTGATGCCTTTGGTGTTGACCCATATAAAGCTTGGGATGAAATATTAAGAGCAAACTTATCAAAAGAAGTAGGTGTCAAACCAGAAAGACCAAACCCGATGGGATTGCCAGACTTAATTAAACCAGAAGATTGGGAGGGACCTGACCAC